TTACGTCGCAAATTGCGCAGCAGGCGCAGAGGATTGCTATCCTTGAGGCGACAGTGTCAGCTCTAAACGCTGCACTTAGCACTACTGAAGACGAAGACGAAGCCTAGGCCTTCTTTTTCTTTTCATTCTCCGCTTTTTTCCTAGCGGAATGGTACGCGGTTACGGCGTTTGCGCTCGTACGACTTCTCCATGTGAACTCACATTCAGCACATTTGACTAGTTTCATTGTTGTCCACCGGCCGCCTTCAGGCGACGGCGCAACAATCACAGACAACCTGCCTGGGCGAGCGCCACAGTACGGGCAGTTTGGAAAGCGAGTTCTACGGATCTCCTTGCCTTCGTGAGATAGAGACAGAGTTCTTCTAATCTCTGCTTCGTCTTTTCCACCCCAGACACCCCAGATCTCTTTGTTCTCAAGAGCGTACTTTAGACATTCCTTGCGGACGTCGCACGTAAAACATAGGTTTCTTGCGTCATATTTCTCTCTAGGCACCGATGAGAAGAAGAATGAAGACATGTGCTTGTTCTTGTTTTTACTGCATTCGGCGTCGTCGCGCCACTCAAAATCTCCTATACCTTTTGGCATTGAATCTCCACCCAGGTGACCTTAAAGACTTCATCAACGATGTCGCCGTCTCGTGTCGTTCCGTCCTGAGCGCAGATTGTCATTTCGTTATCGCCGTCTACTAATCCTGCGTAGCCAAGCATTGGTGTAACTTCGTCTAAAAGACGGTAGCCTTCGCCAAGAGAGACAGCAACACCGTCTCTTTGAAGAGCTGATGCAAGTGCTCTTTTGACGATGTCGTTTTCAAGATCAATGTGCCCAATGGTGTAAAAAGTAGACATATCTCTGGAAAAGAAGTTGTAGTCTTCTCCGCACCATTCGTCCCACAGGGATTCGCCAATTCTAGAGTCTTTCATAATATTTCAATTGTATCCTGTCACCGTGTCTAAAGACGTATATATGTGGATTGATTTTGCCATTTAGTGTCTTAGAACCGATCTGAGTGGCCTACAAAGCGGCGCATGACTACAATACGTACCCGCCCTGGTGCGGCCAAACGTATTCGTAACCTTCTGGCTTAGTTCCAGTGTCCTCGGCCCAGTTGAACTGCGAGTACCAGTCGTAGTTTTTGTTGAGGAGAGCTACACGGTGAGTTGAGCATAGCTTTTCAAAGTACTCGATGTCTTGCATCCACGATGGCACCGTCAACTCTGCTGAGATTCTGCCTAAGGCAACTGCCTTATCGTAGGTGCGGAACGTCTTGTCAAGCAATGTTGACTTGTACCCGCGAGAACGCCATTCAAAGTACGTCGCCGAGATGTACGAAACAAGCAGTGTTTCATGCCCTCGCCACATCTTGACAACTGGGTGGCTTGACCAGCCTTTTGGCTCGCGGTCGTTGCCGTCTGGGTCAAGTTTGCACATTGTAAGTAGGCACTGCCATGCCTCAAGGGTCTGCTTATGAAGACGCTTGTTGTCTATTGCAGATGCTGTAGCCTCAAAAGAGTCTGTAGATACAAGAAAAGATTGCATGAGTCACTCCGTCACTAGTTAGAACAACTAATATATCAGGACGGCGCAAGAACTTGCGACTCATGTGCTACAGGTCACTGATAGAAGTTCTTTTTAACAAAGTTGCGGCTGAAACCCTTGTCGGTATCAAGTAAGTACTCGCGATCACCGATCAATTCGCCTTGAGGCCCATTTGGCTCGCCCTTAAGTGCCGCTGCCGTTGCTCCACCGATCCAAGTAGCTGCTTGGACGGCAACTGCCTTGCCCCACGTCGCGCTAAGAGCTGAATAGTTATTCACGCTGGTGAATTCCCAGCTATCGGGAAGGCCTTGAATTCTTGCCGCCTCGCGGTGGGTGATTCGTCGCGGCTGAGTCGGGTGCACGATGTGATCTAAGGCACTCCCGGTCATAACATGACAGAACGACTGCGCGTCCCAACGAGCCGGCAGAGAGAACCCCATGTAGAAATCGTTAAGGCGGATCTTGTCTTCCTTGTTTGCCCAGGACTGTGGGAACTTGTCCCCGTTCTTTTCAACGGCGTCCTTGAGAGCGATGTTCAAAGCGTCCATCGGCTTCCAGCCTTCATTTCCAAGAATGTCGAAGATTTCTTGGATTCTTTGTGACTCAAGATTTGTCTTGTTCATGTGTCCATCAACGTAGCCGTCTTGATTTCTTAGATCAGTAACGTACTTTGACGGTTCAGCATTGTATTTTTGTCTGTTCCATGTGATCTCTAGATTCTCAAGATCGCCGATGACATCAAACATTTTTGGCATTTCCTTCGGCATTTCTGCGTGCGCGCCAAATGGCATACCGCTTTCAACAGCAACCCAAAAGTATCGCATTCTGTACGAGAATCCACCAAGCATTAAGTTGTTGTGCTTAACGTGATACAGGTCGTACTTCTTGCCTGAGAGCTCTTCAAGCATGTCACGGTATTGCACCATAACAGAACGCCCTTGCGTGTACGCCTGCTGTACGCATTCGAAGACAACCATCTTTGGCTTAACACGAGCGGCGTATCGCATGAATGCTCGAGTGTGTTCGTGCGCCGCTGCGTCGGGTCCGCGGTTAGTTGGGCCGGACCAAAGCGACCAGCCGGAGCACGGCGGGCAACCAAGAACTACATCAACAGGAGTTTCAGGCCATTCATTCGAGTCTTCAGAGAAGAACGATGTCCATTCGTTGCCAAGGTGTTTTCTATTCGCTTCAGCGACCGGGTTTCCAAAGTTAAGAGTTCCAGTGCGCAATTTCATGTCAAGCCCTGATCTAACAAAGCCAAGACTCATGAAGCCGGCAAGACCATTGCAGTCAATAAATGTAGGATTAGTCATCGTAGTACCTCTCGTGCGTTATTCAATATTGTAAATTCTACCACGTATTACCGCAGCGGCTGAACATTTAATCCAACTTCGTAGCCGCACGCGGCGTACCCGGCGATATCAACCCACGTGTCAGGTTGAAAGCCAGAATTAGAAGCGTATCTGGCAACCTTGACTGCTACCATCGCCATTGCCACGTCTTCGTTTGTGAACTCTCTGCCGAACAGCACCGACCAGATCTTTGCAATTCTTCCAAAGTTATCCTCTGGTCCGCCGTACTGAACATCTCTTTCACCGGAGATGATTGCACCTGCCTGTGTGAGCATGTCCTGCCGTGGGCTTACTTTCAACTCTTTTTTCATCAGCTACAGCTTTACTCTTGCTGTGAACGTAGCGGTATAGAACTCGGTATCTGGGTTTTCACCAGGCTGGTGTACGTAGATCTCCGAGTCAACTGGTAAAAATGCCGTTTGATCCTCAACAAAGTTGCACCACTTGGTGTGCAGCGACTCAGTAAGTTCATCTAGAGTTCTGCCTGTTGCTTGCATTTGAACGTTAAGTCTCACTGTCATTCCTCGTATTCGCTAAGATCTTCAAATTCTGCTTTAATTCCATAGCCGACTCTTTGATACAAAAGTCCGCCATCAACGTACACACCGGTGTCCGATTCGTACGGACAGTCGCATTTAACGTAGTCATGTCTATGCAACGACTCGATTGTCGTGCCACAGGTCAGGCACTTAAGAGCGTTACGAACTAGCTTCGCCATCTAGCAATTTCTCTCTGTCTACAACCTTGAACCCGTTAGGTGCTTCCTTTGGGTCAAGAGTTTTGTACCACATATCTTTTTTCATTAGAACTCCGGGATTACCTGTCATCTCACAGGTTTGCCACGCGACTTGCTCGTATTTTCTAATGACCTTGTGTATCTCATCTGCAACTTCTGGCTTTGAAGTGGTGCAATAATAGCGCAGCCCACCGAATTTTTCCTTGATCTGTTGAATCGTGTAGTCTGGGTCGATAGAACTTAGTTCTTTGTCGATGTCGTGAATTATTCCGTGCCAACCTTGACCACAGTCAATCATCTTTGGCCAACCAAAGCCAAATCTATCAAGCACGGGAGAAAGATCAACCTTGCCGACAGCCACTAGGTAGAACCTATTCTTAAACGATCCGTTGGTCTTTCGCTTCATGTACGCCGCATTGATTAGATCAGCCTCACTGTGGCCGATCTCTTCGGCAAGACACGTGATAACTTCATATATGTCAGACAGCTCCATCAGACGCTTTTCTTCGTCTGCTTCTATCAGTTCATTAGTCTCTTCATATAGTTTGCGATGAAGAGCTCTACGATACTCTTCCTGTGGAAGAATGTAGACAGCCGGGTGCTCTCCTGAGTCCTTAATGATCTTAGGAATATGGTCTCTCACAAGCTTTCCCATTTTAGATTGTCACTAATTTCTTCTCTAGTTTGTACACAGGGTGTCGTGCTGAAGTCACGTGCGGAAGTTTGTAATCAATTGTAGTGACGTAAACGTCGCCGTCCTTGATATTAGTAACTTTAACAAGTCTTCCGTTGTGAAGTTTACCAGCATCGGTAGTATACGCATTATTTTTTACTCTTAAAATGTCGCCAATTGAGATAATTAGATTGACGGCGTCTTCCCATATGTAGATCATCGTCTATCCTTTTAAGGCGCTTGGGCAGAATGTCTCCGGGCACTGGCTTACGTCGTAGTCATCTAGAGCTCTGAAGCACGAGGTGCACTTTACGCCAGCGTCAAGAACCTTGTAACCGTTCTTCTGACGATCAGCGTTCTTCTGCATCTTAGCGAGGTATTCCTTGTCAAGTTCTTCGTCCGTCGCGCCTGCAGCACAAAGAATGTTTGCCACAAAGTGCAGGACGTCTACACATTCCTTGAGAATCTCATGACGGTCTGCGTACGGGTCGTCGTGCTGCCATGGCTTCCACGAGATGGCCTTACGAACCTCGGCAAGTTCATCGTCGATCGCAAGCATATTCCAGCGGATATACTCAATAAGGTTTCTT